CATTATCGAAAATCTTAAGTTTACCATTTTCATCTAACATTGTTAAATTCTCAGACTGTCTCTCTTCTATTTTTAAGAATCTATTTAACCTTTTAGTTTTAACTAATTTATCTAGATCTGCTCTTTTGAACTTTAAAGTATAGTTTATATTAGACTTTGAATTATCGTCATATGTAGATATTTCTTTAGATTCTTCCTTACTTATTAAATATTTGTCGTATTTTTCATAAGTAACCGAAGGAGGAAGTTCAGATATATGTACAGTAGACGTGTTTTTAATCTCATAAGTACCTTTTAATATCCAAGTAGAAGAATTAATTTCATCTCTTTCACAGCTTCCTGTAAAACCCCTATACCATGGTTTAGGCTCAGTATATTTTTTATTAGACAATTCTTTTATGCATGAATCTATAAGATCTATTGGATTTCTATTTAATATATTTGTAGCAAAACCGACTGCTATTCCGGATCCTCCATTCAATAAAACTGTTGGAATTATAGGTAAAAAAAAACTTGGTTCTATTTCTATTCCTTCTTCGTATCTAGAATCAAGTAATTCAAAGTCTTTATATAATAATTTAAAGTTTTCATTTAGTTTAGTTGAAATATACCTAGGAGCACCTGCTTCAGGTGACCTCAGTGATCCAAACTGCCCTATTTCATCTAATAGAGGCATTGAATTTTTAAAACTCTGTGCCATTCCAACTATAGCAGATGAAAGAGAAGCATCTCCATGATGATAATTTGCATCAGAAGCAACTTTTCCACCTAATTGAAATATCTTTAAAGGTTTATTATTAGAACCCTTCCATACTTTGGAAGCTATATGTATGACTTTACGTTGAGTTGGTTTAAATCCATCTATAACAGATGGAATAGCCCTATGCTCAATTACATACTTTGCATAATTTCCGTAATCTTGATCTAAGTATTCAGTTACTGTTTTTTCCATTATTTTTCTTTTTCCGCCAATGCTTTTTCAAACATTTCTGCTAATTTTTTATCATCGGGAATAGTGTCTTTTAAAACGGCTCCAGCGTGCATATACCCTTGTTTATAGGACCATATTAATAATTCCACTATTTCCTTAAAATCTTGTTTTTTTTCTTGTTTATTCATATTAATTTATATTTAAAATTTTAACTTTTCTAGGACTTGAATCTTTTCCAAACCAAGTATCTAGACTTTCTTTGTAGTTTTTATCGTTTATTATTTTAATAACCCTTGGATTCTTTATTATCTCTTCATATTCAGTATCTTCTAGTGATGCTAAACCTTTTTTGTATTCTATATTCCATTTACCTAACGATTTTTCTTTAGTTGACCATTTTTTATACTCTTCATCTGAGTAGAATTCTAAAACCTTATTTGCTCTTTTTGCAACTACAATAGGTGTCATTACTTTATGAATAACTCCTTTTTCAAACAATTCTGGCCAATATTTATTAAAGAAATTTATCAAAAGAGAAGCTATAGAATCTCCATCAGGATCTGCATCGGTATATATGTATATTTTACCATATCTAAGAGCAGTGGGCTCCTCTCCTAGTTTTAAACCCAATGCAGCCATTAAATCTTTAACCTCATCGTTTTGAATTACTTTTGAGTTAGGCAATTCACTAACATTTAAAAATTTTCCTTTAAGTGGAAAAGCTCCTATTGTTTGAGAGTCTCTAAATTTCCTAACGGCGCTGAGTGCAGATAATCCTTCATATATACCTAATATACAACTGTTTCTATTGCCTTTTTTCTTAGCATCTATTAGTTTTAAAACCTTAGAGCTACTTAGGTTTTTATTTAGTTTTCTAAGCTCAGCCCTTTCTTCTGCTAATTTTTTTCTTTCTACCCAATCTAAAACGGATTGTATTATTTCTGATTTAAAAACCTGTTTTGCTATTTTTTCACTTACTTCATGTGAAGTTTTAAAGTATTTCTTTTCAGTTATTAGTTTTTCTTTGGTTTGTGATGAAAAAGCTGGATTAATGATAGTACTATCTATAAATACATATAAATGGTTCCTAATATCATTAGGTTTAACTGCAACTTTATATTTTTTGTGAATCATTTCACGTAAATAAGATATTAATTGATCTGATATATAATCTACGTGATTTCCACCGTCTTTTGTGTGAACTGAGTTAACAAAACTCACATTATTAAAGCCATCTTTAGATTTTGCAAAGCCTATCTTCCAGTTTTCAGATTCTTCATAAAAATACTCTGCATCTTTAACATATAACTGAATGTAGTCTTCGAATTTTTTAAACCTTAGATCATTCGTGAATTTACTTCCATCTTTTAAAGTAGTTACTTTTATTTTTAGTTTTTGATTGCACGCAGCAGCGTCTAAACACCTCTTATACAGTATTTGATGAGTATTTTCATCTATAGAACCCATGTTAAATCTAGAAAGCTCTGGATAATACGTAATTTCAGTAAAACCCCTAGACGCTTTAGTTATCTTAGGTTTGCTTCTAGTATTCATATTATTTTTAAATACTTGTTGAAACTTATCAGTGCCATCACATGTAGTTATGACAAATTTAGTACTGAATATATTAGTTAACGTAGAACCTACGCCATTTGTACCTGCTACATTTCTATCTTGGGTATCGTCAAAATTACTACCGGCTTTAAGATTTGAAAATATCATTTCTGGTATCCATTCTTTATGCTCAGGGTGTTTTTTTACCGGTATTCCACCATTATCCCAAACAGAAATGCTACTATTATCTAAGTCGAAGGTTACTTTTATTTCATTTATTGTATTATTTCTTCTATGTTCATCTATTGAATTAGATAATATTTCATCAAATAATTTAATAAAGCCTGGATTATATACAACTTCTTTAAGTTCAACATTTACTCCATCGAACAAATGTTGATCTCCTGTATGAGCCTTAGTAGACCCTACATACATATAAGGCCTATGTAATACATGCTCTATATCAGTTAATTTCTGATACTTAGTAGCTAATTCTTTTTTCTTCATATTTTTTTTTTACTAATAAAATACGATTGGTTTTTATATTATAGGTATATAATACTAAATAAATAACGTATATAATCCAATCCGTCTATAAAAAGACCAGTTGTTTTATAGATAAATAACTAAAAATAATATACACTAAGATGAAGAAGAATGTTGTAATGAACCACGCTCAATTCATGGCTGCAGCTAACGCTGCTTCTGCTAAATACGCCACTAAAGGTAACACTGCTCAAAAAGATGAAGGTGGAATTAAAGTAGGTCAAGATTTAGCTAAACTTGAAGGAAAAGGAACAGACTCTATTCAGAGATATACTAAAGCGTTTTTAGCTAAAGCTAAAAGTAAGAAAGTAGTAGGGAACGGAAAGAAAAAATAATACATTTACCATGAATAAAAGAGCTTTAAGTTTTAAAGACTTTGCAATTCTTGAGAAGAAAGGCGCACTTAAAAAACTAGTAGGTAAAGATCCAGATGAGGAACTAACCACTAATGATGCGAAAAAACTAGGAAAGAAAATAGCTAAGATGGATGGTAAGAATAAAAGAAAATACGTAGGTATTATAAATTTCTTAGGAGCATCATGTGATATCTATAATGAGCTTTGGAAAAACTATACTAAAACACGAGATAGTTTAGCTAAATAATTTAACCATTAATGAAAGTTTACGAGTATGAAAATGTAAGTGCTAAAGACGGAGGCGTGATCTTTCAGGTTATACTAAGCCATGATATATCTTGGAATATAGTAGACGGTATAACAAAATTTGAACAATACACAGTCGATACTAAAATACATGAAATTGACGTATTTCCAGATCTGAATTTTAAAAAAGCAACTGCTACTTCAACATACTACATATTAAGTGAAGCTGTTTTATTAAAACAAAAGCTAGATCTATTAACTGAATTTATTAAAAAACAATTAGTTAAGGATTATGATTTGGAAATATCTTCTATGTCATCTGGTATAGATCAAAATATAACTGATACTATCATAAAAGAATCTACTGAAAAGTATTTTGAAAAAACTTCATTTAAAGTCAATATAACGACTAATAGGCTTGTTTTTAGAGGAGTTGCATCTTCTTTAGATTCAGGAAGTCCTAAAATAGTACTAAAAGCTTCTACTCACATGGTAGATACTTTAGAAAATCAAACTGTAAATAACTGGAATAACGTTAGATTAAACGTTTCAGGTAATGGTGCAAATATTAAGATAGACAGTTCTACTCCTATTAATATATCTAATATCAAGGAATATGATAGAGTAGATAAAAAAGTAGAAAATTCACTTGTTGAATTGGTTCTACCGTCTTTAATATTAAAATTCACAGGTGATGCTGTTGAAACTCAAAAAATATGGTCAGGTGACGAAGACGCTTCTCAAGAGCTGTTAACTTCGCAATTAGATAAACTAACATCCAATGGTAAAATTGACAAGGACACTATTGAAATGAAAAAAAACCTTGAGTAAAAAAAGATAAATAAAATAAAATAATTTACACAATTATGGCAGGCTTACCACATTTTGATAATTCCACAGCAGCTACTAATTATTACGAACCTATATTTTTAAATCAGTTCGAAGTAATCATTAACTTACCAAGTTCTATACAAGGAACTAATGATGGATTACTAGTTGAACATGTTACTAAAATAACAGGACTTCCTGAACTAACAGGTGTTGGTACCGTAGAGCAGTTCTATAAATTCGCTAAACGTACGTTTGCAGCAGGTCAACCTAAAGCAACGGATGCACAACTTAAAATTGATTTTGAAGTCAATTTGAACGATGAGAATGATGCGTATGTATATAACATGATGAGAGCATGGGGAGATTTAACATTTGATCCTCTTAATGGAAGACAAGGACTTAAAAAAGATTATATTGGATCTATTAAAGTGGTTATCTTTAATAAAGCTCAAGAAATATTTAGAGAATTTAATTTTAGCCCAGCGTTTTTGTACAATCCACTTACTGTAATGGATTTAGAATACAAATCAGACGGCTTGTATAAATTAAGTGCTAATTTCCAATGCGATTCTTTTAGAGAATCTAGAATAGGAGCAATTACAGTATAGAAAAACTTATTATTAAAAATGGATATATTTGACGTACATAGAAGAGATGTTTATAATTTTGATCAATATATGGATCTTAAAAAACCAGGATTTGGTGGAAACGATTCATTAATATATGATAAAAATGCTAATGGTAAAAAAACATCTGAATCGGATAAACTTAAAGATTACAGAAGAGTTGTAAAAAGGGATCCTCTTTTTAAGAATCCTCATTATAACTCTACATATAAAGCTATGAGTCATGACCTTGTATATAAACAAGAAGGAGAGAAACCGGTTACATATCCTGATCCATATATAACTGGCGTAGCAACAGTTGAAGTAGGAGAATGGGATGACACTAATGAATCAACTTTACCTAGTTTTAATGAGTTTATATCGGAATCTAAAGATTTAGAAGGATCTATTAAAAAATCAGTAGACATTAATAGTAATGTTGAGAAAGTAATTAAAGAAGAAAACGCAGCTTTAGAAAAATTACAAAAAGCTAGAAAAGAAGCAATGTCTGAAGGTAAATGTAATAGCTTTAAGGAGTTTAATTCAATATCAGAGAATTACTTTGATATGGCATATCCAGAAACAGAAGAGCCTGAAATAGAAACAGAAGAACCAGAAGTTATTCCCGGAGAAGGTCCAGAAAATCCACCGAGAAGAAGAATTAATCCTAATCCTAAAAATGATATGTCATTAGAAGGAGCAGTTCAAGACTTAATGGATTATATGGGAATATCCAGAGAACAGGCAGAAGCTATATTAGCAATTGACGTAATTGGAGACTTAGAAACAGCTGAACCAGATACAGAAGAAGAAATAGAAGTTATTCCAGATGTAGAAGAAGGTCCAGAAAATCCGCCAAGAAGAAGAAACAACCCTAATCCAAAGAATAAAATGGAAGATTTAGGAGAAATAATAGCAAAATACGGAGAAGGTCCTGATTGTTATAGTGAAGGTCCTGGATGCGGTCAGTAACTTAAAAATGTTAATTTAGATTTATCAAACAAGCTTTCATCAAAATCTTTTTTAGGATCTATCATTATGTAATTAAATTTAACATTCAAGTATTCTTTATCTAAAAATTCAATAGTATTTTGAATTCCTCCAAATGTTATAGTAGAATTTAAGAACACTATCCTATTATATTTTTGGTTCTTGATATTAATAGCTTTATCTAATAACTTTTTTATTTCATAGTTTAGTAAAAAAGATTGAACGGGATTTGGAACTAAGAACTTAGTATTAAATTTATCTTTTATGATTTTATTTACATTTAAAAGATAATCTTCTTTTTGTTTTTTATTGTACTTTTTTATAAAAAACTTAAACTCTCTTATAAATACTACATCTAACGTTCTTGTGTTTTCCATTTCTATAAATCGCTTATTTTTAGTACATCAACACCTGATGATTTAAGTATTTTAATTCCATCTAAATCCCTATAATCTTCTATGTATATCACTCTTTTAATACCTGATTGTATTATTAACTTAG